TCTCTGTCTCAGTACAGCTAAAAAAAGCCCTGGGCTAATCATCGATACAGTTTTACCTTCTTTCGTAAAGACTCTTTTTGCGAATTCACAGTGGTCTAAAGCCACCATTGATTTCGGTAAAGAGATCTCTACACCAAGTTGAGTCATTACTCTCAAGTATTCTTGAGACACTGTATCACTTTGTATTACCACATCGTCTCCCAAGACTGCATAGTCTCGGAATAGTTCGTTATTCAAATTTGAATAATGAACAATGATATGATGAGTTAAAGCTAACATTGCCCAAGATGAGTAAGCACCCATTGGTTGTCCTACTGCATAAAAGATATCTTCAGACATTACGTCCTTAGAGTCTTTATATGAGTAAGGTACAGAAAGCAATCTTCTCCATAACTGAGCTGTTTCAGCATCAGTCATCATAGACAAGATTTGGACTTGTAAGTCCATAGGTAACCTATCGGTTGCCGCAGACAGATCTAAACTATAAAATTTAGACCCAACTTTTCTTTCGCATAACGCCTTAATAGGCGCGTGCTGATCGAAAGTTCCGTCTGTTGGAACAACTTTCAAGAAATCAAAAATTGATTTGTGAAGTGGATGAAGTGCTACTTGGATCCACCAGTTTGTCATTGCGACAACTCTGGCTTTACCAGCTACATTGTAAACTACACCTAGTCTACCAAGTTTAAGCGATGTATTGATGAATATCCAAATTGGAAGTCCTAAAATAAGGATTAAAGTCAAAGATACTAAATATCTTCGACCTCCAAATTTGTAATACCATCTATACACTGCTGCTAATAGCCCAAGATCTCTCGTTAATGCGAAAGCATCGACGATGACTCTTGTGTAAGCTTGCGAACCATTAGGTCCAGCTTTTTCAATTAGAAGACCTCGAATATTACCTAAGTTTAACTTAGATATATACTCAGAAGGTTTACTATTGATCAAAGACTGTAGAGAGATTATAGCTTTCCACAACCTATTAGGATCAAGAGTAGTTGTTTCTCCTTTATGAGGAGTCACAATAGTACTCAAGTCCACCTTAGGTGCGTATTCTATAACTCTATGCAATCCTAGTAAGGTAAATACTCCAAGTAGAACATTTTTGTGCTCTACCATTAAGTCTCTAAGGGGTTTCGGAATGATCCGAGGAAATCCTCTTTTATCAAGGGAAACCCGTGTTTTAGGAACATAATGTGATTCGGAATATAAAGAGCTTACTAGAATCGTATAACAATCTTTAAGATATGTAAAAACGAATCTAGAGTTCTTTCTAGAGACCTGTTTTTGAAACAGATCTCTGATTCTGAACATCATTGTTTCAAAATGTACTTTCCATTCTTGCAATCCATAGCACCAGATGATC